TGTCTAAACGATTACGTACTGAGCCGACGTCAGCAAGTTCAGCACCTTCAAATGCTCCTCGCTTAGTTACAATATCAATAATTGTAACGCATGCTCTAATATCACTTAGATTAAGACCTTGTTCTGCAGGTACTTCACCATCCGCTGGAGGTGTAGTTTGCATTGAATCCATTGCTGCTGTATCTACTGCCTCAGCTACTGTGTCCATAGCTTCAGTTGCATCTTTCATATCTGCCATATTTATTCCTTATATGTTGTGGTTTTATCTAGAGCAACCCAGTAATCTGTGTTGCCGGCTTTAATTAATGCTACCTGCTTTTTGTCTATGCCAAAAACATATTCAGACGCAGGCTTAAATTTGAAATTGTTTATATCAAAAACAAAATCAAACTCAGCACTAGTATTTATAACACAATTTGCAATGTTCATTGTAAATTGATTTGATGTGGGGTTTTGTTTATCTAAGATTACACACTCAATAAACTGAGAACCAGTTGCACTCATTCGTACACTTAAGTTACTTGTCTTAAGAGTAGCTGAAGCTTTACGAAGTTGACTTAGTTCGTCATGTGTAAGTGTGAAATGCAAGTCATCACATTCTAAATTAATGTCTTGTGTGGGGACTGTGAGAATGTCTATCTCAGAGAAGTAGTATTTGAATGTCGTAATACCATCTGTGATGTTTACAAATTTCTTGTCATCGTCAAATGACAAAGTAGGATCATCAAACATATTAAGACATGCTAAGAATTCTCCTAAGTCATATATACCAAAAGTATAGGGCCAAACATATGTAGGTCCAGGGTTAACGTTTGCCTTTGCCATAAGTGTTTTAGACACCGACATGGTACGTATAAAGTCTCCTTCCTCACCGATTGCAATATTACTATTGATCGATTGAAAGTTATTCAATACATCTTTTATTTCATTACTAAGTTTCATTTGACTCCTTTATGTCATGCTCATTCATTGCTAATAGCGCATAATGAATAATCTTCATTAAGTCTACTTTGTTAGCTCCGTTTTTCTTACCATATCTCGATGCGTATTTTAATACGTTACCAAGACAGAAATCTAAACCTCGTCCAGAAGATGAGATTAGATCCATACTTTGAATGCCATTTGCAGACGTGTAATGACCTGAGTAGGTCTTTTCAACATAGTCTGAAACATCCTTTAGATTTTTTGCTTCATTAAATTTCATAATAGTATTATTATATCATAGTTTATTCATAAGTACATACCTTTTTTAAATTAATTTTAAGCAGCAACCGCATCAGTGATTCTAGCGATTAACTGCTTGTTACCTTTTTTAGTCTTGTTAAACTTTTTGAATTCTCTCTTAAGATCATTTATAGACTCAGCTTTTTTAGGTTCGAAAGTATCAGAGTCAAACCTTGCTGACCTGTTGATCTTAATTATGAAATAATCATCGTAACCAACAACATCTTTCCAAGCAGAAAAACTATTCTTTCTCCAAGCTTTTATGACATCAGGAAAATCTTTATCTTCATTAACATTACAATAGCCTTGTCCAAAAGTAGATGCATCATATGCAAGGTGGAAACCCATGATAGTTGCACCAGTTATCTCTTTAAGTCTTAGAAGAACAGCTTCATAAATCTTACGACCACCCTGGCCACGTATCATCTTACCTTCAAAATTAATCATTACTTCACGAGAAGTTTGAACATCGCTTTTTCCATCTTGAACAACGCTGATTCCATCAGGATATCCGTCAGTCAAAAACATTATGTTTGTGTTTTGTATTGCATGTTTACGTGTAAATTCTTTAGTGATTTTAGACGCAATCATTGCAGTCTGAATTAGAGGAGTTGAACCCATACCATCAACAGGATGAAGGTAATGACCAGACACATGATACTTTAAACGATTGCTATATGAATGTGCTTTAGCTATCGCGAAAGAAGTATAAGCCGCTTCATCAAAAGTTTTCTTATTCATTTTACCAGAAAACATTTCAACAATTTTACAACTCTCAGCATTAAGCTCAGAAGCTTTACCTTCAATCTCACGAATACCAGTACCCTCGCGTTTCCAATAGTTAGTAGAAGTAAATGAATATGCCTCAAAAGGAATATTCACTTGACGACAGAACATAGCAATAGTAATTGCTTGCGCAGTAACATCTTCGATGATCTCACACATTGAACCAGAAAGGTCAAGGAACATTATAATTCCATGTGACTTTGCTTGTGCCAACTGAGTAGTAGTCAAAAAGATATCCTCAGAAGTTTTATATTGATGTAACTTTAAAGGATCAAGTTTACCGGACTTAGCAGTTCTAGCACGAGAATATTCAAATGCAGCTTTCTTACGTTCAAAATCTTTCGCAAGTAAATTTGCTTGAGTTTTATAAATCAATTTAGTCTCTGACCAATCTTCCATACAAGGATTGCTCACATAAGGAGAATATGAATCAGGATCTTCTTTAACATGCTCATCACGTAATTCTTTAACAACTTTATAAGAGTAAAGCATTTTGCTCATGTTCTCATCAGAAATACCACTTGAGTATTCTGGCTGACCACTTCTCTCATATTGTCTCTCTTCAGTTTTTTCAAGAAGATCTTCTTCGCGTTCTCTTTGAGTATCTTCAGTCCAAGTCTCATGACCTTCAGGAACTTCGTCTTTTTTAGACTCAGCTTTGCTATCTTCTTTAGATTCATCTTCACCATCAGAATCGCCATTGCCATCGTCATCAGCATCACCTTCTTCATCACCAGGCATTGGAGTTTCACCTTCATTCTCATCAGGAGAATCACCATCATCAGATGGCATACCCATTTCCATATCATCTTTGTCTTCTTTCTCTTCTTTATTCTCTTCAATAAAGTCAAATAACTTTTTACAAACAGCAACAACGTCATCCCATGTTTTAACTTCCATAGCTTCTTTCACTAATGGAGATTCTTCAGGAGAAAATTCAACTGGAACATAACCGCGTCCCTTTGAAGATACGTTAAGTCTGTCCATAAGTCCAGCCTCGTTGATGTCTCTTTCGTTAGTACCAAAAAGATCATCATCAAATAGTCTTTTATAACCGGCTTTAAAACGACGAACGATTCCAGGATATGTGTCTTGGATCATACGCTCAATTCGAATATCTTCAACGATGTTTAAATAAGCCCTCGGGATTTTACCGATCTTCTTTTCAGAATCGTGCCATCCATCAGCTGGAGTATAAAGCGCATGTCCAACTTCATGTCCAACTAAAAGATCATAAACGTCTTTACCTTTATCTTTCCATAAAGGCAAACGCAATACACGATTTTCAACATCGAAGCTAGCTGTAGAATAGTTACCGTGTTGAACAGATAAGTTCTCTTTAGCTAATAGCTTCGCTAAATATTCTTGAGCTGAAAGATTCATTATTATTCGTCCTCCCAATTGTTGTTATCTTTGAAAGAAGCATCAGCCCTCTCAAGTAATTCTTCTTCATCAAGTTCAGGAGCATTGATAGTAGCATCAACTTTCTCATAAAGATCAATGAATGCCTCTTTAGTGTCATCATCAAAACGATTCACACAAAGAGCAATCGCTTTATCACGTTTGTTGAATATTGAGAAAGTCTGAACGATGTGGCACAAGCGACGAGTTGAAATAACTTCGTCAATACCTTCATCATAAAAAGTCTTACGAATAGCATCTGCCCAACCAACAAGTAGCTTAGCAAATTCTTCGTCAACTTTTTCAAACTTAGCCATATGTTTCATGACAATTTTTTCTTCAGTTGCCATAGTAGGGAAAGTCTGTTCAAGAGTAATTGTGAAACGCTCTAGGAATGCATCATCAATAACCGACGCACCAGAATAACGTCCATCCTCTGAACCTTTACCTTTTGTGTTAGCAGTAGCAATTATGTTGAAACCATCACGCGGCTCAACAACTTCACCAGTCTTTTTAATTAAAACTGGCTTACCTTCAAGAACACCTTGAAGACACATAATTTTATTTGTACCACGATCAATTTCGTCAATCATTAAGACCGCACCAGCTTCCATAGCTTTAATCACTGGACCTTTTTGAAAAACTGTCTCACCTTTGATTAAACGAAAACCACCGATTAGATCATCTTCATCAGTCTCAGGAGAAATCTGAACACGTACATATTCACGATTAAGTTTAGCACATGCCTGTTCAATCTGGAAAGTCTTACCGTTACCAGATAGTCCAGAAACAAAAGTCGGATAAAACATACCAGACTTAAGAACTTTTACTATCTCAGTAAAGTTACCCCATGGAACAAAAGTAGGATCAAAATCAGGAACAAAGACTTCGTCATTTGAAACTGACTCAACACCTTTGACCATTTCAACAGCAACCTTTTTAGGTTTTGCAGATTTTGGCATCATAGTTTCTAAGTTATACACACCGCGGCGTACCGTAGGTGCATTGTTTGTATATCTAATATTCACATACGCAGATCTTGGATTTTCACCAATAGCAAGCGCAGCGTCTTTAATCATTTTAGCTGAGAACTCAACCTTTTTAGGATATTTTCTCATTAGTTCTTCAATCACGTTATTCATAATATGTCCTTTTTTTATTTTATATGTACCATTATACACTGTTTTGACCCGCTTGTGTGGAAAGTTACTGGTCCAGATGCGGCGAGTTGGTGTGCCAGAGAATGTATTGCTGGTGTTGATGTTGCGGGGTACCGCACCCCGCTATTGCAATATGTATTTCTCAATCTCATAGGTATATTATATCATGAATTGCGGCGCTTGTGTAACTATTTTTGAAAATAGTAAGATTTTTCTACAGAACTAACCTTTTGTAGAATATTTTTCTATGAAATCTCGCTGAAATTATTGCGCTTCGTAAACACCAGTTTGTCTTTTAATTTACCTTCAAGCATATCTGGTTTGTGAGAAATAATAAATGTGTTTGTACCGTCTTCCAGTGTCAATAAGATCTTCATTAGATTATCCACACCTTCCTCATCAAGAGATGAATCAAATGTTTCGTCAAGGAGTAACAGATTTGTATTGGTTGAATTCTTCATCTTAGCTATCTGTCTCCATGCAAATAGTAGACTTAAATCAATACGCATCTTCTCACCTTCAGAGAAGTTAGCATATACAAATTCGTCCCTATGTCTTGACTTAATTGTCTCTTCAAAGTTCTCATTTAAATGAAATGCCACAAAAAACTCAAGTACCTGTAAGTACTTGTTTATAAGAGCATTCATCGCCGGTAAGTATTCTCTAATAATTTTCGTTCGAATACCTGTGTCCTTGAGCATCT